CTTGGATTCGACGGGGGTAGTTCGGGCATGAGTAGCGGGTAGTGGGGACGCGACCGCTTCATCAACGCCAAAGCCTATTAAACGGCAAACAACAAAACAACTTCGCATTAGCAGCTTAATAACCTGTTAGCGAGCTTCGCCTCTGCATCGCCCATGTGCCGAGAACGGGGCCCAACTTTAGTGGGATACGCTGTCACATCTCCGCCTGGGGTGTGCTGAAGAAGACCGAATCTCTTTCCATGAATTTCGATCAAGCCAAATCTCTCCGGTTCCAGCAATGGCGCGCGACTCTCGACGACCAGGACTTTCGCATGCAGAACCCGGAGGCACACCGGGAAACGCTTCATCAAATGGCGGCCGCCTTGCATACAGAGGGACTGATCGACCAGCTTGAGCAGTTCGATATGAACGAGATGGCAGACGCTGCCTACTGGCATTCTGTTGAGGAGCTGCAAAACTCGCCGGGCCAGTACCGAGGAGCGTCGACCTACGATGTCGTTCAGATCGACACCGGGAGGCTGCTTGGCAAAATCAACCGGTCGATATTCAACTTCGAAAGCGACGAACCACGCGGCGCCTCCTTTACCTACGACGGCAAGGTTTACTCTGGCGCAGACGGTGTGCGGCTGACCTTGGGGCTTTCCCGAAACATTGGGAAAATCTCAGGCCTGATGCTGGAATTGAACGGGCGCCTGCATCAGCTGGTTGAAACCGAACGAGTCGTTCGCGGTGTTGATTTCAAGCCAATGGATGATCCAGACGCTTACCGCGCTCTGGTTGATGTTGCGCAAATCGCCCAGGAAGAGCGCGACCTACACGTCTTTGAAAAGGTGCGCCCTCACATCGAGTCGGCGGTTTTTTGCATGTGCCCCACCTGCCTCGATCGATTTGATGCGCGCGATGACTGCCCAACTTGCATCGGAAAAGGTTTTGTGACGAAGACGGCACCGGCGGGTCTACGCTGAAGGAACCATGCGAGGAACGGGCAATGTGTGGACGACTAACACAGTACAGCGGCATTCACGACTTCGTGGCGGCGCTGAGCATGCCGAATGCCCTGATCAACACGACCGGAGAGCAGCCCTTAGAGCGGTATAACGCCGCGCCGACCGCTCAACTCGCTCTCTTTCACCAGGAGGGACAATTCCTGCACGCGGACATGGTTCGGTGGGGATGGCGACCACACTGGGCGAAGGATCGCGCCGCGCCGATCAACGCTCGAGTGGAGAAAGTCGCCCACGGCCCGTTCTTCCGTGCCATCTGGCCGCACCGGGCGATCATCGCCATCAACAACTGGTTCGAGTGGGTCGACGAAGGTGGGCCGAAAAAGCAGCCCTACCTGATCCGGCACCGGGACGGCTCCCCGATTCTGTGTGCTGCCATCGGCCAATACCCGAACGAGGAGCACGGGCCAGGCGAGCATGATGGCTTCGTGATCATCACAGCCGACAGCGCCGGGGGCATGGTCGATATCCACGACCGGCGGCCGGTAGCACTGTCACCGGAGCGGGCTCGGGAATGGCTGGACCCGGCCACGCCGAAAGAGCGCGCCGAGCAAATGGTGCTGCACCAGGGCGAGCCGACAGATGTGTTCGAGTGGTACAAGGTTGACCGGGCCGTGGGGAACGTCCGGAATCAGGGCCCCGACCTGATCAAGCCGATCAAATGACTCAAACCTGCGTCAGCGTTTTCAGGCGCTCGACCAGGGCGGCTTCGAAAATGATGTACAGCCTTTCAGCATCTCCGGAACGCAAAGCCCCGCCGGTTTCCAGCCCCAGCACGAAGCCATCCGCCCGCGCGCCCGCCTTCACCGCGATGATCATCGAATCAGCCCGGACAATCTGCGCCAGCAGCCGGTCCGCCTCCCGCTGCATCTTCTCGCTCAGCACCACACCTTCCACGTCAGCCACCTATTACCTTCACTACGACATCCAATAAATGACAGAAAGGACGACTGCAACCCAGATAATAGTCATCACAATCGAGTAGCCAGCCAATTGCTTGTCCATGCGCACCGTTCACACCGTTCGAATCAGAATGATGGTTCACCCTCCCCGGTTCTGCAACACAAGCGCTGTGACATCAGGGCCACGGCCAGGAGCCCGAGCAATCGAACTCAAGCAATTTTGTTATTTCATCCGACCGCCGGAATCCCGCCGGAGATCGTTACGTGTTACAAAATAGTTACAGTTGCCTCGATCTCTACAACAGGTATTTGACATGGATGTTATGCACATGATCTCGATCATCAGCTTGGACTTGTTGTTCGCCTGGATTGGAGCATTGTTGCTCGGCGTGTGCAGCCAGGGAGTTCATGCTTACCGAAGCTGGGTCAACGATGATTCATCTCCAGTTCCACGCAATCCAGTGCTGGTTCGAGTATTGGATTTTTTTGCGCTCAATCACGGGGACAGGCTTTCCCACAGCCTGATAATCACCTGCTCCATCATCGCTTGGCCGATTGGGCTCGTAATTTTCTTTCCTGCGCTGCTGATGCTTCGTGCAAAGAAACGCAAGCGCGAGGAGCGCCCAAGCCTCACCAACGACGAACCACCTCATCTCTTCGATGACAAGCTTGCTGGCCAGCCTTCTAAAACGGCGAGCATGCGGGAGGCAATCAGCAGCTGATCCGCGCATTCTGGAAAGGCCCTCGAACCTATTCAGAATTCTTCGGTTCGAGCGCCCGTATGTAGGCCTGGCACGCCTGCAGCGCGATCAGCCCCCGGTCGCCATCATCGGTGATGGCGACAATTCGTTGAGCATGCGCCGGGTCAAGTCGGGCTCGTACGGCTGCATGATCCACGCCGCTGGCTCCGGCGGTGGCTGGCACACGGCAGCCCTTGGCAACGTCTGTTGCGTCGAGGAGGACTGACAACCGCAGATCAGCGGTAGCAAGGCGATCGCGCAGCAGAGCCTGGTCTTTTTGTGCATGGGTCATCTTCTCGAAGTGGGTTTTCTCGCTAGCCGCCAGCCGATGTTCCAGGGCCAGGCGCTTGTCCTGCTCGGCCTGCTGGGCGGTCGCGGCTGCCTGGTTCAGTTGGCTGATGGCGTCGGCGTGCTGCTGGGCTTGCTCGGCCAACTGCTTCCCGTAGCGCCAGTCCTGGAACTGCCAGGCACTGCCGGCACCGATCAGCACCAGCGCCAGCGCGCCGATCACTCGCCACGGCACGGCAATCACGCCAGCACCTTCAGCGCTTTTTCGTAGAACGCCGCGCGCTCAGCGGCTCCGTTTGGCACCCGTCCGCGCCGGCCGG